CGCTCCAAATCAACCCAGCCAGGTTCATGCGGCACATGGTCACCGCGCTGCGCAAGCGCACACTCAGCGGCCGCGCTGCACCCATAGGCCAGGCGCAAACCCTCCAGCAACCCGGCGCGATCCGTGATATCGGTGTCGGCGGTGGCTTCGCGGTGATCGAACAGAATCCCCGACTCGTTACGCAGTCGGCCCTCGCGCTGCAGCAACCACGCCTTATGCGACTCCTCGGCCACCGAATCGAACCCCGGCCGATACGAGTTAGGTGTCTCGATGCTCGAACCACCGGTTTTCGTGAGGTTACGGCGAACCGTCGCCGCCACCCTACGGCCACCATTGGACGTGACCCACGACTCCGTCTGATCCATGACGGCGAACACCGGGCGGAAACCCTCCCGCGACGTCGCCGACGACGTAGCCGCCTCGATCCGGCCACGCGGAACGTTGACGAACGTTTCCATCGCCTCAATACCGGGCTCATTGACCAGCGGGCCGTTACGGATCATGTCCAGCAACGGATCGTAGGTATTCGCCGTCTGATCCTCACTCACACCGAGGATCTGCACCTTAGCCTTAAACCCCAACGACACCCACGGCCGCAACACCGGCTCCCCCCCGGCGTCCCACCCATCCGGCACCACCGGCGCGATAGCCTCAACCAGACACAACGCCGCCATCAACGGGCTTTTGCCGTGACCCTTCGGACGCGACAAAACCCCCCTCCGAACAGCGCGTTTACCCGTGCCCGGGTCTATCGCATAAAAATCGAGCACAAACTGGGCCTGCTCCGGTGTCAAAACCATCTGCTCCCCGGCCAACGGCCCGTCCGGGATCAACAACCACTGCGCAATCCACTCCAACACCGCCCAGCCGGCGGTCGGAACCTCACCCGGATAATTCGGGCCGCGCCACGGCATTCCCACCACCAACAGATTTCAACCCGTCATAGCGGGACACCGACTTACGCTCCGGTTTCGGCTTCTCAGCCTCATCAGCAGCCACGAACGCGATCCGCAACCGCGCCCGATCCTCCGGCGTCGCACCAAACTTAGCGACACGTAACCGCAGCTCAGGGGCCGATTTCAGATCTCCCTCCACCACGGCGGCGTGCAGCCGGGCCGCGATGAGAAGTTCTAACCAGTCCGTTTCCGTGAACTCGACCGAAAGCGGGCTGTCCGCCCACACCCGCCAGAACTCCCGGGTTTCAGCCGGCCACGCGATGCGATGCCGTCTCTGCGTCTTCGGGTTCGTGCGCCAGCGAGGGGGTAGTGACGGCTGTTGAGCCGCCGTGGCCGTCAACCGCTTCATCACGGCATCGCGCGCCTTGGCGGCTCCGTGACCAGCTAACTTCGTTATGTCCTTAGGCGGCGGTCCTGCCATTTTTCATACCTCCCATGCCGGGAATTGACCTCCCATGCCGGGAGGAATCAGGTGCTATACCGTATGCAGTGCATATTTATGCGGCCATGCAATGCATAAAAGTTGCTAACTCAGGCATAATGCGAGCAACTTACCGGGCCGGTTTTTTCGGTACCTGTGCCTGGGGGTGCCCCCGTGGGCCTGACCTGCGCTTTTGATGATGTTTTACTGTTACCGCGCGTAGCTGCGGCGATGGTGCCGCATTCGCTGCATTATGCAGTGCATAGTTATGCAGCGGGTGGTTACCGCACGCCGGGGTGTGGTTCGGGTGTGCGCTGGTTGGTGGTTCGTCGGACTGCTGGGCCGCGGTTGCATCTGATGTGTTCGGGTCCGCGGTGGATGTTGCGGTTGTTGTCGTCGTGGCCGAGGTCCCAGGGTTGGCCTGGTGTGATGGGTTTGTTGCATCGCCAGCAGATGCAGTTTCCTCGGGCGACTGTGGGTTTGAGTGCGTTGCGGAGTTGTTTGTGTGTTTTGTTGTAGCCGCGGGTTTGGCTGCTGGCGCGCAGGGTTATCGCCTGATGACGGTGAAGATGGCGATGAGTCCTACTTCGATGGCGAGGACTATCTCGAACACGGTCAATTGGGACTCCTAGTCGGAGGCGATCGATGGGTTGTGGTGTGTGCTCAACCTGCCTGATTTCCGGGTTCAGGCATGGGAGTGTCCCACCAAATAACCAAGATAGCAGGTCAGCCCGGCAAAAATGGTTATGCGGGTGTTTTTCGGTGTGTGAGGTGTTCGTCTTTGCGTCGGAGTTTGCGGGCGCGGTGCAGGCTGTAGACGGGTTCGGCTTGGTTGTTGGTTCGGTGTTCGGTGACGGTGCCGTCGGCGAGCCAGCCGCGGGGGCGTAGGCGGCGTGAGGTGATCCAGGCGGTGAGTTGTGCTGCGGTGACGGGTTCGTCGATATTGTCTAGGGTTTCGAGGAGCTGGTTTCGGGTGTGCAGGTCGCGGTCAGCGGCGGCTTGCCGGCGGTTGGTTTCGACGTCGATCGATTGGTGGCAGTCGGGGCAGATGGTGGTTTTGTCGTAGGTGTCGGCGAACAGGATGCGTCCGCATTGGCGTGGCGTTCCGTCGTGGTCGCGGCCGGTGATGGTGGGGCAGGGGCCGGCGAAGTGTTTTTCAATCGGGTTGATCGCTTTGACGACTTGGCCGGGTTGGTGGTTGTCGCCGACGATGCGACTGATGTCGTCGTAGAGTCGGTGGCGGCCTTTGTGGGACAGGTCCAGGCGGGCGATCGCCGCAGTGTTGTGGGCGAGCCATCGGGCCATGTCTGCGGTGGTGGTGGCGTTGAGGGTGGCGGGTGCGCGGCCGCTATGGCGGGTGGCGATGGTTTCAACCCAGTAGGTGAGGGTTTTTCGGACAGTGCGAGCCAGTTCGGCGGCGTCGAAGTCAATTGCTGGTAGTTCGTTGGCGGGTCGGCGGTTGCGGCCGATGGTGCCGACGCTGATGCAGTCGAGTTGTTCGATTCGGTTGTCGAGTTCTTTAAGTAGCCACGGAATTTGGGTGAGCATGTTGTGCAGTTGGGTTTCGCATGAGTCGCATAACCAGAGTTGGTGGGGGCGGTGGCAGTGGCCGCACAGGGTGCTCATTGGGGTGTCCACAGCACGCGGGCGGGCAGGTTCGGCTTGTCATGGCCGGGCGGTAATACGGGGGCTGCGATGCAGTGCCAGGTGTAGCCGCGGCGTTCCCAGATGCCGCTGTGGCGCCACCCGTCGGGCGAGGTCCAGGTGTCGCGGACTACGGACAGTGTCGGTAGCTCGTCGAGGGCATCCTCAGTCGTGATGGTCAGGGCGGTCTTCAACGCGGCCAGGACGAGTTCGGCGCCCGTGTTGGGGAATGCTGCGCCCTGGTCCGCCAACGCCTGGGCGATGATGGCCTGGGTGTTACTCAAGCCGGGTGTGGTCATGCGTAGCACCGCCCGTTGGTGGATCTGATGTCGACACCGACGCCGGGTGTTTCGCCGACCTCGGCGAGACGCTTGGACGCGACGATCGCCACCACTTGGGAATCGTCGCCGATGCAGATTCCGGTGATGGCGTCGAGGCAGGCGCGGATCAGCTTGTCGAGATCGGGGCGTTTGACCGCCGGCGGGGTTTGTGTCTTCGGGGTGGATTTCGGGCGGGGGAGCACGAAGTCCAGGTGTACTGCGACGCCGCCGGGTAGGTGTGGTCGGCCGGCCATTGCTTGGTGTGCGGCTAGGGCGACGCGTTCACGCCACGGCCCGACGGCCTTCGAGGACTCGACGAGAATCCCTCGGCCGACGTGACGCTTCGAGCCCTGGGGTGCGGGGTAGCCGGGGACGGTGAAGGTAACGGCGCAGGGGCTGGTGTCGGCGGATCGGGCACTGGTGCGGCTGCGGGTCATGTGGTTTCCGTTCGTGGGGGTTTTTGCTGTCCGGTCGTGTCTCCAGTCGCGCGTACACGTATGACTGGTACGACTGGCGCGACTGGAGAGTGAAGTGAGACATGATTAGGCATGATTGGCGCAGCTGGAAGACAGTCGCGCCAATCGCGCCCAGTGGTGACTTACTTATTTGTGTCGTCACTTTGGTCATGACTGGCCCGGATCGTGTGGCGCGACCGTGATGGGCAGTGACCAATAGGTGGTCCGCGGGAAGTCCCGCGACTCGCAAATCACCTTCAATTTGTTTGCTGCACGCTGCACCGTGCGCACCCCGAACCCCTCCTTTGTCGCTTCCTGTTTGGCTGTTTTCGACTTCACCGGACCTTCCACGGACAGGTAGTCCTTCAGCCATCGCAGGCACTCGGAGCCACCGCCGTGCTGCGCCATGCCATCGGAGAGGATGTCTTCGACGGTGATGTCGGAGTCCCCGGTGATGACGAACGCACCCACCTCTGTCGTCTGCCCGGATGCCACCACGACTGTTCGTGACTCGATCTGGTAGGTGAGGGAGAGGTCTTCGTATCCGGTGGAGTTCTTGTGCTGCGACATGACCCGGTCGTCGGTTTCGGGGTTCTTGGCGAACCCGAACACCGCGCGGGCCAGCTCCCCGAACGCCGACGATCCGGTGACCGCGGCGACCACGTCACCGGTCCCGGATTTTCTCAGGTGGGCGACTCCGAGGACGACGCCGCCGATCTGGTCGGCGATGCGCGCCCACGGTTGGATCTGGGCGCGCACTTCGTTGTTTTTGTTGATGTCCGCGCCCGCGGTGATGGTCGACATGAGCGGGTCGACGATCACCACGGTGATGCCGCGGTCGCGGCAGTATTGGGTGAGTGCGGCTTCGTCGAGGATGGACAGCAGTTGGGTGGTCTGCCCGTCGCGGGTGACGGTGGGGAAGTGGATGCGGGTCATGTCGGCGCCGGCGGCCGCCAACCCGGGCCCGATGGTGTATTTCGCGGACTCCTCGGCGGCGATGTAGGCGACGTGCTGGGGTTTGTCATGCCAGCAGCCGTCGAGCCGCCCGAGGGTCACCTGGGCGGC